TCTGATCTTGGAATTCTATTTCAACTTGCTCTAATGCCATCAAAGAAATGTGTTCAAAAATGTTTTTTTGCATAGAAGCTGTAACCAAAGGATTACCTCTTGCCATGGAAGTTGTCATAAAATTTAAATGTGCTGTAATATGTGCCTTATGATCTTGACCTTTGAATGCTTGAAAAGGTTTTCCTGATAAAGACATAATAGCTTCAACACTTGGATCCATGGGTTGTGGTTGTGGCTGTGGTTTTAAAATAAGATCTATGTTCTTAACTCCTAACGCTTCATACATTGCACGATATGCATTATATAAATTATGCATTTGTGGGTTTGATTGTGCTAATTGTAACTCAGCTTGAGCCATAGATATTCTTTGAGTTTGAGAAAATATATTTGGATCAGCGATTGGAAGTATATCTACCTTATCATCGAAGTCAGTTTGTTTAATCATTCTCTGACCACCAACAACATCATACGGATATTCGTTTGGTAAATATAATTTAAATACACGAGCTAGAAGTTTGAACTCTTGTTTCAAACTTACATAGATTCTTTTGTGTATTGCAGACATTGTTCTGCTACCTCTTTCCAACAGCGCTACGGTCGTACCCACTGCCGCTTGTTGGTTCCCATCACCTACTTGCATATCAGCGATCGATGCAAATCTTTGACCTGCTGATACTACGACCCCCATTAGTTGTAGAAGTGTTTGCGATGGTTCTTTAAATGGCAAAGCCATAAAAGCATCTTTGATGTTACCACCTGGTGCATCCACGTCTCTAAATTCGCCTGGTTGAATCGCTTGGGCATCATCTCTCATTCTAATGCCACGCATTTTAAATCCTGCCGGTAGATTGGAGAGTGTACCGGCATCTAACAATGATCTTAGGGCAGATGTTGCAGTTCTAGATAAACCGCCGATCATGTGTATTAAACCAAAACCATAAAAACCTAGTCCTGGTAAAAATCTAAAATGTACAAAGTAAGTTATTTTTTCTTTTTTTGGATCATCAATTGCATAGTTTCTTCTGATAGATAAAATTGTCCGTGTTCCTTCTTCCAATGTTACAATGTATGGAAGCTTGATACCTGTAGGTTCACCGTCAGCTGTTCTATCTTCAAATCCTTCAAGGTCAAGATTTACATGACACTCTAACAAAGTAAAAATATCTTCGTTAACAGTTTTCTTAACCCCCTCGAGTTCTCTTTCTTTTTTCTCTAACGCAGTTTCGTTGTCTTGTGGTCGACCAACATCTACGTCTCTGTAGAAACCTGATACTTGTTGTTTTCTTAAATCGTTCTCTGATTTTTTAATTACGTGAATAATTGCTTCTGCATCTTCAAGAGAGGTTGCAGAATAAGGGACCACGAGATCTTCTGCCGGTACAAATTTAGAAACGGCTCTTTGTAATAGATCATCGTAATAAACTTTTTTAAACGCAGATCCTGATAGTGGTAAATAAAATAACATCTGATCAAACTCAGGTTCATATTCTTTCATTTGATCCATAAGCTGATAGTTCATAAATTCTTTTACTCTTTTAGACTGTTGTTCTTTTTGCGGAGTTGGTGCGCCAATGATTTGTGTTCTTACAGGTCCGTCGGCCGGTAACAATTCTTTGTAAGCCAACGCTTGGAATTGTGTGACTGCTTCTGCGAGTACAGGATGTGTTGCGCCTGCTGCGCCTTGAAACGGTTCTGTCCGTTGTTCGTATTTAAATCCTAAAAGATCTAGACCCTGTATGTAAGAGTGCTCCCATTCTTTTCGTGATGTTTTATAATCTTGATAGTTTTGACTTAACGTTGAACCAAGAGGACCTAAAATTTCCTCCGGTAGTAACTCAGCGAGATTATCAAAATGACCTTCTCCCTGTGGTTGACTAAAGGCTCCTGGTTCAAAGTTAACTTCTACACCTCCGTCATCTGTAGGTGTAATTTCCGTGTCGCCTTGACTTGGAATGGATTCTTGAATTTCTTCTGTGATCTCGACCTCTTTTTCAGGTCCCTCGATCTCAATAGTTTTTTTAACTTCGTTTGGAAGTGATTTGTCGATGTCTGCCATTTATGTTCTCCAATCTTTCTTGTTTACCTTGTTTTGTCTCCTTAATCAAGCCTCGTGGATCAGGGCCACTCAAAGGTGGTATCTGATCAAATTTTACATACTTCATGTTTTTTACAAGAGTAGGGTTCTTGAATTTTATTCTCTGTTTAATCGACATAATAATCTACCAATAATAACTCTTTTTACCACGAGGTAAAGAGGGTTCTATAACATCTTCGGGGTGAGTTATCAGTCCTCCTTGCCTATATCTCAATAAAGCTTGAGTCATAGAATCCACTAAGTCGTCGTTTTCTCCATATGGAAAAGCAGCTACCTCTTCTATCATTTCTTCAGCATACTCTCGGTCTAGAGGTGCATAGATCTTACCAGACTCAAATAAGGGTGCTACAGCATTTATTCTTGCATGTTTATCTTGTCCTTTACTTGGAACAAAATTAACCACGGGTATGTCCATGTTCCTTAATTCATGTGTCAGGGGTAAACCTGATGCTTTACCTTCAATGATAACTGTTTCAGGTTTCCAATAATCATATTGTTCTTTGGCCACGCGTCTTAGTTCAGGAAACTCCACTCGACCTTTCCACGAATCAAGGAGTATCAAACATTCTTGTGAATCTTCGTTTTCTCTGAATACACCCCATGTTGTAATTGCAGAAAAGTCAGCAGTCTCTTTTTTTAAAAATGCAGTATCGTAAGATTGTATGCAATGATAAACTTGAGGTAATTCATCCTTATCCCAATCTTGCCACCACTCACGTTTTATAATTGCACCTTCTTCTGAAGTTGGATTTTGTTGATACTGTGCATTGAATTTATTTACACCTGCAGAAGCTTTGGCTGCTTCTAGATGTTCTAGTTTCCAATATTCAGGCCACACAGGTTTTCCGTTTGGTAAAATTGCAGGAAACTCTATGATGTCCCATTGGTCTGCATTTTCATCTGCTTGTGCATTTACCAATCTTGCAGTTAGATCTTTAGTTGACCAACGTGTCATGACAACAACAATACGACCACCAGGTTGTAAACGTTGTCGTGGTCCTGAAGTATACCACTCGTAAGCTGTATCAAAAGCTGTGGTCTTGTTACTTGCTCCGTCTTGCTCTGAATGTGGATCATCAATAATTAACAGATCTGCACCTCTTCCGGTTACAGCACCTTTGACACCAACAGCAAAATATTCACCTTGCTCAGATGTATTCCAACGCCCTGCAGCTTTAGAGTCTTCTTGTAATCTTGTATTAAAAATTTTTTGATATTCACCTGAGTCAATTAAATTTTTTGTTTTACGACCAAAGCTTATTGCAAGTTCTGCTGTGTGAGTTGCTTGAATTATTTTTAAAGCAGGATTCTTACCAATCATCCATGCAGGTAAATAGTAAGATGAAAATTCTGATTTAGTATGCCGTGGTGGCATATTAATAATTAGTCTTGTTATTTCACCTGAAGCTAATTTATTAAATTTATCAGAGATCCTTTTATGATGTTCGCCTTCAATAAATTGAGGCCACATTTGTTTTACAAAAGTTAAAAAATCATCTTGGGCTTCTTTTCTATCAGCAGCTTCATCTGCCTCAACTAGATCTTCTTTCAACTTTCTACGTTTGATAGGATCTTTAATTTTATTTATTTTTTCTAGTGTTAGCATATGTTTCAATATGGGTATGAACTATTTAACATCTAAAACTATTCAAATCAAACTATATAGGTATGTCTTGGGACCCCTACTACACGACACCCCATTCGATTTTTTTGTAAAGCTATAACGACAGTAATAATTCCTATTGGGACCTCTATGCATAAATATGGGTGGGTCCCGCCCACATGCTCTTATCTCGGAAAAGGCGACCCATTTTGATCGCCTAGCTCCTTGACTTACGTCCTATAATATCCTAGCCGTCGTAAGCAACTTTCTGCCCCATCAAATCGATTGCCAAAACGTTTTCCTCGTGCCTTGTGCACCAAAGCTGAAAACCTTTTTTAGTATAACCAAATTCAAACGAAGCATAATCACGTGGCGAAATTCCTTCGCCACGTTCATCTAAACATTTTTTGCAATGCATAAACATTTGTATTTTGTTTTTTACCATATTCTAAAGCCCCTACTGTCCTCGCAAAATTCTGCGAACTCTGCAACATTGTTCACGGAAAACGGATAGTTAGCACCCCATATTTTTTTCTCGTAAAGATCGTCCCATTTCTTTTTATCTGCTTCGGAATAATCTTTAGGTGCTATCTCTTTTCCGATTTTTTCTTGAAGTGCATTTAATTGTTTTTCTATCTTGTTATTAAATGCTTCGGCTTTTTTTCTTTCTTTCTCATACTCATTTTCATGTTTTTTTGCATGACCTGTTTTTATGAGGTGTCTTAATTGTTTAGCGATTGCCTTTGCTTCTGCTTCGCTAACTTCGTGCCCATCATTATAGCCCCATCTCTCTGCGTCTTTTTCAGAAACGCAATTTGTATAATCTATAATGTATTGTGCTAACGGTCTCCACCACCAAACGTTGTTTCTAAAGTATTCACCTTTAGATGTTTTATGGTTTCCTGTGCTTGATATATCAAAACCCATATTTGCCTCCTTTGTTTATATTTGCTTTGATTTGAATATCCTATAATAACCTATAATAATTTCAAGTGAAAATTTTTTCTTTTTTTTAGGGTGGGTCCCGCCCACATGCTCTTCTCTCCGGTGTTGCATTGCTGCAACACCAAGAGCTTTTTTACAAGTTAAGCTGATTTATCAGCTTGGACAAAGGACTTGAAAAAAATCTGTTGAACTTTGTATTGTGTAGTGATCCAATCATACTCTTGCGGAACTACTCTTGACAAAGTGTCCTTTGCTTCCTTGTATTTGTTCGCGTCTGATAGATTGTCAAAACTTTCCTCAACCCATACTTTTACTTTATATGGTTGATCTGACAATTTATGTTCTTCTATTTTCAGAACAACGAACTGTACCTTTGCTATATCCATGTTAAGTACTCCTTTCATACTTGACAATATAGGATAATATTATATTATTGTCAAGTGAAAGGAGGACAGAAATATGGAACTAAAAAAGGGTGATTTGTTTATCGCAACATGGAAGCCCGAACACATAGACGGGCAAGAAAATATGCAAGGTCAAAGCATCTCAAGACGTGGGACATGGGACGATAAATCAAAAATTGACAGGAACAAAAAGACAGGAAAATTATATATGACTTTTTGGGATAGAGACAAAGACAGATACACAACTGCCAATGCTGATATTGTTCAAGTATCAGCAAACATATTTCAAAGTGAATAATGGAACTTTATGAAATGATGATTGCTTTTGTTGGTGCTGTAATTATTTTATATCTTTACACTTAAAAAAGAAAAAAGGGGGGATAAAACATTGGTTCACTGTCCCCCCTTTTTTTATTTAGTTAGTTATTTGTTTTATTTTAGAAGTATCAACAACCCAGGTGATACCAATTTTTCTAGTGGTCGCATCAAGCGCTGCTAACAGCTG